TGTGGTCTTTAAGAACTAATAACCAACTACCTTCATCATCTACACCACTTTCAAAGTACAGAGGAAACTCTGCTTTTCTAAGTGGAGGACCCAAACGATTCTTAATCACTTGCGCCAGTATAGTCATACCGATAGTATTCTTTTTAGCATCTTTAATCTGACCTTTGTTCTTTAATCTTACACGAGTCGATGCGTGAAATGGAAGAGCCTTACCACCTGATGTAGTCCAAGGATCTCCAAACATTACACCCAACTTTTGTCTTAATTGATTTGTGAATACCAAAGCTACCCTTTGTCTACCAATCATCTGAGTAATCTTTCTCATAGCCTTTGATATGATGATAGCCTTTGAAGTAGCCCAACCATCTTTGTCATAGTCTGCGTTTAACTCAACCTTTGTTGTAGCAGCAGCTAATGAGTCTACTAAGATAGTTACTAACCTATCTTTATCTGATTCTCTTACTTTAGTTACTATTTCTTCTATAGCCTCAAAAATATCTTCGATAGTTTCTAAATGAAGATATAACATATTATTAACATCAACACCTATAACTTCTAAGAAATCTTCACTCACAGCAGTTTCAGTATCAATGTAAACAGCGACACCACCTTTCTTTTGAGTTTCGGCAAGTAGATGTGCACCGACTAATGACTTACCACTACTTTCCAATCCATTTAATTCTGTAATTCTACCAACTGCAATACCACCATCAGGCCTATTTGATATTGCTAAATCTAACATCGTTGAACCTGTTGAAATGTATTCTTTTATATCTGTTGGTGTGTTGTCTGTACCATCTAAGAAATAAGCAACTTTGTAGTCTTTGAATTTCTTATTTAAAGAGTCGGCAAGAACTCCAGCCAAATCGTCTTTTACTGACATATATTTCTCCTAATTAAAATAATGGGTGTGTCCGGCTTTATGTTCCAATATTGGATGCACACACTCGGTTTTATTAGTGTTGGCTTCAACACCCATTATAACTTTATTTACTTATTAAACAACTCATCGAAAGCGGCACTTGTATCCTCAACCTTAGTTGATTCACTAATTGTCGCTGAAACAGGAGCTGCTTCTTTTTTAGTCTCATCACCCTCTTCGCTTGGATTCAACCACTCATTAAGAACACCAGTTAGTTCTTCATAAGACAATTCCTGATATAAGTCAGCAATATTCTTTTGATTATCTAACATAGCTTCAAGCTTTGCTTTGTCCTCAATGATGGGTGTTTGATTCGGCTTAACACGAATAGAAGTTGATGGAAAAGATTTACCTGTTTCCTCAGCTGTTTTGAACTCAACAGCAACATCACGACCACTTACTGGATCGGTAATATCACCATAATCTGGATCTGCAATTACAGAAAGTAATTCTTGATAGACTGTTTTACCAAAACCCCAAAAACGAACACCTTGTGCTTCTTCACCACGAACAATTACTGGCGCAAAAGTTCTCATCTTTGACTCTAATTTACGAGCCATTTGATATTCTTCACGATTACCACTCGTTTTAAGTTTTTGAGCAAACTCTTCGATTGGATCAGGACGACCATATGTGATTGGTGATAGATAGGTTTTGTTATTCAAACCAAAATGAAAGAACAACTCAATGAAAGGATTATCCTTATTATGCTTATATGGCAAAACACGAATAACCTGTTTACCAGGTTGTGGTTTCCAAAGATTTGAAGTTCGATTGTTTGTGGTTTGTAGCTGATTTAGCCTATTACGAATAGAATTAATATCCATTTTTCATTCTCCTTTGTTATTATTTAATTGTCATTTGTTAGTTACTTTGTGTAACCTTTAATATATATCACCTGTTATAGTGAAATACAATTTTATTTTATTAATCTTCTCTATTTTTTACATCAACTATGCTGTGTATTTTTGTTGGTATTTTATTTAACCCATTGTCATTTGTTAGCAATAAACTATTCTGATAATTTTCCCACGGGATAGGAAACCTCTTATCTAAGACTCCATTATTTAAACTTCTTATAACTTCATTAAGTGCGTTTATAGTGTAAAGTGTATTACTTTGTTTCTTACGGTGTAGTGAAATAGTATTTGGAATATCTTCAGGATGATTATCACCATCATATTCAACATTATAAGTACATATAACTTGATTACTTTCTTTGACATTTTGAAATACATATATCTTATCATAGACTATATCATTACATAATATGATAAGTTCTAGAATATCTTCTAGCCTATCTTTTTGAGTGAATGTGCAGAGTAGTTGAGTTTTCATTTAACTTTTTTCATCCAATAATCAGCTGGATTATTATGTTTCATTCTACTTGAGTAAACATTTGTTGGTATGATTTTACCATTTTTACTTATACTGTAACCTTGATCTGGATCCCAGCCGTGATATACTACACTATCTGTACCATTGGAATGGACACGCTTAACATATTTCTTACCACCCTTTGAACCAACTACATAATCTGAATTAGAATAAGATTGTGATTTCATTCCTCTCTCAGGATGATTGTATACCATACCAGCTACCCATTGATTAAGATGATAAAGTTCAAATCTTTTCTGTGCGTTTTCTAAGCCTTCACTCTTTTCTTTCATTCTCGTCTTATTTAATCTTGCTAATTGTTTTTCTGAAGCGTTCTTACACTTACCCATAACCTCTTCTAAAATTTTTGGATTGTCTTTAAATTCAGGATAATATTCATAAAGTGAATTTAAATTATCTTCATTTGCTTTCTTTAACTCATCATCAGTTAATGGTTTTGGTGCTTCATCGGATTCAGGAAATAACTTACCATAGTATTCAGTTAGTCCATTCAACACATCTAAAGTTCCTTTTCTTTCTTTGCCACCAACAGTAATACTAACATCATTATCTTTGTAAGTTGAATTTTGATTCTTATTAGGCATTTGGGATGCACCACCACCAGCGAACTTTACTGAACTACCTTCTATAGTATATTCTGCTCCCCTACCATCTACAGATACAGCAGTTTGGTCTATGTCTGAACCTCTTAAAGATAAGACATCAGAAGTTTTAAAATTAGCTGAAGATGGAATGTAAGTTTCAACTCCTCTATTCAGAAGAACTATAGCCTCAACTGTTTCTGCCATATACGCTGTCATCATTGTATATTCATTAGACCCACCCTTAGTAGGATTGTTCTGTTTAGTTTCAGCTAAGACATCTAAACACTTTTCATAAAATTCAGATTGGAGTTTTTCTTTTTCTTCATCCGAACTTACCTTACTTTTTTGATTTTCTAATTTTTGAAGCAGCAACATATCTTGCTTTACTTTCTTTGCAATACCTCTATTAAATTCATCTTCTTCTGATATATTATTTTCTAATTTTGTAAACATATCAACCATATTATTTGTGGCATTTACAATACATTCTGTTCTTCCTTCTGGTGTATCAGCCGAATTTATATCACAAAATTCTACCTCACCATCAGGTAAAGTTTCTAACTTCATTTGTGATAATGGATCGTTGGGATCTGATTTTAAGGTAAAACTTCTTTTGCCTATCGTAACTTCTTTAGAAAGAATTTTACCATCTTCCATATTTGTTTTTACTGTACCGACTTTTCTTTTTGTGTGTACTTGTTGTGGTGATAGCGCTACTCTACTTATACCTCCTGGTCTAACTGGTATGGTAGCTCCACTCTTTTCAATCATAGCAACTAATTTTCCTTGAGCTTTATTGCCCTCATTTTTGCTTCCCCAAGCATATCTATAATTTGAACCAACATAAATTTTTTCTTTACCCTCTTTTTCAGGCTGTAAATAAAGTGGTTTTGAAAGTTTATATTTTTTAACTAAACTTTTAACTAAATTTTGTGCTTCTTTTTGTTTACCATCACTCATAAGTTTTTCAACTTTTTGTGCCGTCTTTTCAATTACAGGATAAACTTCAGCTCTAGCGCCTTTATGATCAAGTTTATCTACATCCACATCAGGCATATCTGAATCATCTCCATCATCGCTACTTTTAGGTCTTTCATAATCAGGCGAAACACCTTTATTGGAATCAACATCTCTATCGAACTCGCTTGGTTCATCCAACTTTTCACCATCTTTCTTATCATCAGTATCCTTATCGACTTTTACTAACTTACCATCATCATTTTTGAATGATATACCCTTTTCATTTTCCTTTCCATAACCT